GAAGAAGTATTCATCTCTAAAACACCAGAAACAATTACAAGACCGTTTGTATTATTTAAAATACTACTTTTTACCAACCCAAGAATTGGAACATCTGGGTTGTGAGAAACGTCTGATGGATTATATTTTTGAATTAGTGGATTTATGATTAGACTACCGCTAATAAAAACGGGGGTACCAATATGAATTGTTGATCCAGTGGTATCTCTAACATTTAAATATGCTGCGCCATATCCCAATGGAGGCAGAATATCATTTAAAGCATCAACAAGTACTTTAATGTCTCCGTGTACGTTCACGGGATCAGAAGCAAGTGGATACTTCATAGTAGGATAATTAGATGATACGCCTGTAGCCATAATCTTTATTATACCACCCTCTAAAGTTGACTTTTGACAAATTTTTATGTTATACTAGTAAGTAACACCTATCAAGGTGTTGTTGTTTTCTAAGGAGGAAACTATGATTAAATTTATCGAAAGAAACAAAGAGATCATTAGCACACTCAGTATCGTAGCACTAGTAACAGTTATGTCGAACTATGCTAATGCCTCAACAGATCTTGATACTAAAAACAATCTTAGCCTGAAACAGGCTCAGACACTGGAAACCGCCTCGCAAGAGGTTTTTTTGGTTTCTAAAGCAAAGAAGTTGGAGAGTTTTGAGAATAAGGTTTCTCTGACTGATTTGGAACTAAAGGAACTGCTCTCACTGGTTGGCTTTAAGGGCAAAGACCTTATAGTTGCTTGGGCGGTTGCTAAAAAGGAGTCTAATGGGCGACCACTGGCTTTTAACGGCAATCACAAGACTGGGGACTCGTCTTATGGTATGTTCCAAATCAATATGATTGATACTCTTGGTCCTGATCGTAGAGACAAGTTTGATATTAATTCTAATGCTGAATTATTCAATCCCGTCAAAAATGCAGAGATTGTATTTTATATGACAAAGGGTGGAGACGACTGGTCTTCTTGGAAGGGCATTACCCCCAAGACCAGAATGTGGATGAATAAATTTCCTAAGTAATTTAGTGCTGGGGCTTTTCTGTTTGACCCTTAATCCAGAGATAGGTTTTTTCAATTCCTTCTCTTAAGGTCATAGAATAGTCCCAGCCTAATTCTTTTCTAACCAAATCGTTATTAGAGTTTCTTCCTCTAACCCCAAGTGGCCCAGGAATGTGCATCTTGCTTAAGGTTTTTCCCTCAACACTACAAGCAATATCAACCAACTGATTAATAGTAACCATTTCTTCAGACCCAATATTGACAGGGCCAGTAAAGTCTGATTCCATAAGTCTTCTTGTTGCTTCTATGCATTCATCTATGTATAGGAATGAACGGGTTTGTTCTCCATCTCCCCAAATTTCTATAAAACCATCTGCCTGTATAACTTTTCGACACATTGCAGCAGGAGCCTTTTCTTTTCCACCATCCCAAGTTCCTTCTGGCCCATAAATATTATGGTATCTGGCAATGGCTACTGGGATCTTGTTGTTTCTATTAAAGGCCAAGAACATTCTTTCGCTAAACAGTTTTTCCCATCCGTACTCGCTGTCAGGATCTGCAGGGTATGCATCAGACTCTTTCAGTCCAGGATTATTAACATCTAACTGCTTATAGTCAGGATACATGCAAGCAGAACTTGAATAAAATATTTTGGTTTTGTTGATATCATATTTTTCATTAAGTCTAGACTGTGCTCTCAATAAATTAAGGTTTATTAACGCAGAGTTTTCCATAATGTGAGAATCATTTAAACCAGTAAAGATATATCCAGCACCACCCATATCTGCAGCAAACTGATAGATCTCATCAAAAGAATCTATAGATTGATATGGAATTTCGTGGTAAAAGTTTCCTTGGTATCCTTTGAACTGAATTACCTTTTCAACATTTTCATATACAGACAAGTCTCTTTCAATAAATTCATCTGCTTCTGTTTCTGAAAAGTCTGGATGCTTTAAATCAACACCACGAACCCAATAGCCTTCTGACTTTAAACGCCTTACCATATGGCTTCCTATGAAACCACCTGCTCCCAGTACTAGGGCTGTCTTCATATTCTTGATTCCTTCCACTCTCTCCACCATTGCTTTGTAAAACTGTCTTTATTGTTATAGCCATTCCAGGAGTATGGACCATCTTGGTTATGCTCTTCTTCCCCGAATATTCTCCATTGTATATCTCTTTTTTGATTTAATCCCCTATGAATATACCCAGTATACGTACTTCCTGGGCTTCCAATGAATTCTTGGCTGTAGTGCATAACCAAGTTATTTAATATCCCAAAGGAGACTTCTTCTCTAAATTTAAACTCTCTAAATTCTTTGTAAAAATTATTTAATATATAGTCATCTAATAACAAATAGTTATAGGAGGAGTTCTTTATTAATTCGCTGTCTGGCTGATCCGTACACATAACTATGGGTAAGCCATTGTCTATTTGGCTGGCTCCAGAGTCTAAAATATTATTATCTGGGTCAAACATGCTTTTATGGTCGGTAAGTCTAAAATGTATGCCATTAAAAAGTCCAATAGATAGGGCTATCTTTTCTGCTAACTGATAGTACTCTGGTTTAAACCTTATAGATGATAAACTTTTGTCTAAGGCTGGATCACGATCTAAAAAAAATCTGCTGTAATATCCCAAAGTCTTTTTTAAATATACATTGTTATAATTATTTAATAATAACTTTTCTCTTCCTTCAGAAAATTTATCCTCTGTGTTTTTGTGGGTATCTGACTCGCTAGAGTAATACATCATTAGATTTTCTACTCTTAAATCTTCATAAGTAAAACTATCTACAATGTCATTTATTAAAATATTACAATCTTTATTTTCCCAATCCATTAAATCTGAAATGCTTGGAAAGACATTAGAATCAATTAAATGAATTCTTTTATTATATTTATAGTTTGCAGAATAAATTGGAACCCTTGCTCCACCATAGTCTCCATTTGGGGGATTGCTAATATTATGTAACACTAGTTGTTTTTTATACCTACTTGCTAAACCAACTGCAGTCTCTAAACTTGTTATTTGATTAAATAATCCACAAGGCTGATAAAGTTGATAAAAAATACTTCCCATAATTACATGCTCGGTGCGATCTCATCTTTTTTAGCACGTATTCCAGTATAAAGGTATTGTGGTCCTTCTGTAAAAAACCAATGATCTGGTTCTCCATAACAAAAGAAAGCATTTGCAACAAGATTTGTTTCTGGATTTGGAAAATCTTCTCTCCAATGCTCTTGATCATTTCCATACGATATCACCATATCATTTTCTTCTGGCTGAAACTTTTCTCCTTCAACATAAAAATCCCAAGGGGTTTTATGAAATATTGTATAATTCATATGATAAGTGCAGGCATTGTCATCTTTGTGTTTCCACAGTTTTGCTTTATCAGTTTCATAAACACTTATAAGGGACCATGAAGGCAAAAGTGTTTCTGACTCAAATTCTTCTTTTGCTAATGGCAAAAGCATCTCATGAAATCTTCTAAGTGGTTCTACATTTTCTCTATGTGTCCCGTCCCATATTGCCCATTGATGTCTACCAAAATCTTGATCAAATGTGCTTTTATCTGTTGACCACAGGTTCATTGCTAAATTTTGTAACTCTTTATGCTCGAACGGAGGTAAAACTGTTTTTAACAAATATGGACTTTTCATATAGTTCTCCCTTTTTATTAATTATAGCATATACATCAAAGTACTATTTGTCAACAAAAGTATCTGCCCAATTAAGTATTGAGGATATATTATTTAACGAGTACATGCTATTTGAGATTGTTCCTTCGCAAAAATCCAAAAGTCTTTGTTCAGACCTTTTTTCATTTTTTAAATAGTTTTCTCTATCCCCATCCCATTGACGCTTTCTTCTACTTCCTTCATAATCATGATATATATAGTTATTTGGGGGACCTATAAGTTTTACTCCTTTTTCATAAAATCTAATAGAAAGAGTCTGCTCTTCTCCATAGAAAAATATTTCTGGATCATATCGAGTATCTAAAAATGTTTCTGTTTTACCAAAGGCAAGGCCTCCACAGAAATATCCCGTTAACATTCCATAATCTCCTCCAACATATTCTACATTTTTGCAGTTATAAGGAATAAAATTATTTTTAAAAGAAGTTGCCCTTACTGTATGTGGTTTATCAAACTTATCACATTTGAAGTTTCCAAATTCATCATAAACAAATCCATATGGGTATGATGTTAGGATAATCTTCGAGTTCCAATATTTTGAACAAGAGTTATAATCTTCAATTAATTTTTGATCCCAGTCTTTAATAAACCTAGAATGACTATCAATTTGCAAATAAAAATCATGTTCTGGCTTTATAAAGTTTTGAATATAGTTTCTAGCATATCCAACACCAGTAGAGTCTAAGTAGTTAATTTTTTTATATGTGTAGTCTGACACTCCAAAAAGATCAAAAAGGTTTTCTAGTTTTGGATGTTTATGGTCTTCATCTTGTGACAAAACACACACATGTATTTTGCTTAAGTCTTTTGCTTGTGATAATAGGCTATAGAGCGTATTAATTAGTTCTTTGTCACGAAAAGATGCTATAGAAACAAATATACTATCTACCATTTTTGTAGCGGACATGTTGCTGCTTCTAACTGTGTTTTTGCTTTCATAAAACAGCCACATTTTTTACATTGACTAGTTAATTTTATTAATTCTGGACAGGCCTTGCATATGGCCATTCTAGAAGATGCCAACTCTTCTGTGGATCTTTTAGTATTTGGATTTAACATATCTAGCGGAGTTACTCCGTTTTTTTCTTTATATTCTTGC